ACCACCTGGTCAGTTGGCAATATGCTGTTAAGCACATTACCAATATTAGACCCTGCGTTAACGTGAAAATTTCCGGCAATGTACGCAACAATAGTTGCAGCGCCAGCTTGTCTGGTTATTTCTAAATCGGCAATTACAGCGCCAGCAGTGAGGTCAACCACATTGGATTCGTAATTATTTCCAACAATGGTGAATCCCTGACTGCCGGTGATATGAATGCCACGCTCCCAACCCTCAATCTCATTGCCGGAAATAAGGTAGTTGCCACCATCATTACCAATGCGGATTGCCGCCGACCCTGCTGTGAGTGGTGCTTGCTTTCCCACAAAGGAATTATTTGTGACCGTTGTCACGGTTGCAGTGTTATCCAACCAAACGCCGGTTAACAACTGCGTCAAGTAGCAATTCTGCACTCGCAGGTACCCACTGTAGAAGCTGGTCTTGGTAGAATAAATCCCGACGCTACCCGCCAGCGGCACATCACCATTAGATGCCCCCATGATATACAGGCCGTCGCATATTGAATTTTCTCTTGCCTCTTGAAAAGAAATGCCGCCACCTGTTGCGCTTTTAAGATAGAGCGCAAAGTTCATAAACTTAGTTCCGCTGCCGGGCTTAGTTGTGAATACAAACGCCCCACTTGTTACGTTTGACGTAATTTTTGAATTTTCTCCCTCGCCCTGGATGACAATATTGGGTATGGTAAAAGTGTAGCTGGTCGTATCAAGATAAATGTTAACCCCAGCGGGAATAACGATTGTGCCCCCATTTGCAGGCAGGGCCGCAAGCGCCGCAGTCATTGCCGCAGAATCATCAGTAGTGCCATTACCAACTGCGCCAAAATCCATGATATTCAACGGCGCGTAGTAGATTTGGTTGTGTTTAATTTTAGTTGTCATAATATGGCTTTATATTAAACGTCATACTGCAAAGAAAACCGCACTCTGGTTCCAGCGCCAAATATTGCCGAGCTTGCATTCATTGTTGCGCCTGCGGCGGCGATGTCATAAAACCTTATATCTGTTGAGCCATTGTCTACTGCGGCGGTAAGAAATATTGTATTTAATGCCAGCCCCGCAAAGTAATTTACAGAAGCTCCGGGAGAACCTGCGGCATTTGTAGTAAATGGAAGGCTAGTAATAAGTGTAGTAGAGCCATCGCCTAACGCATTTATCCACAGATCACAGTAAATAAATACAACTCGTCCTATTTTTGTATAACGTCCAACTTGAAGGTTATAGGTAGTAGTTGTTGCAGACTTTAGTGTTGGTGTCCAAGTCCCTTCTTCGTAGTCGTCCAACGTATTTGCGTCTGTTACGGCTACTGCTGTGGCGGGAAATGCCAACCCACCAGCACCGGGAGTGGCACCACCAACAGCGGCCCCCGTGCTGGCCTTCATCGTAGTGAAAGACCCGGTGGTTGGGGTTGTAGCACCCACGGTGCCGTTAATGTTGATGCTGGCTGTGCCGGTCAAGTTGGTAACGGTGCCGCTGGACGGTGTGCCAAGTGCGCCGCCGCTGACTAAATAACTGCCAGCCGGTTGTTTGCTGTTAAAGGTTGTCCAGTCGGTGCTGGTCAAGTAACCATCGACGCTGGTAGTTGCCGCCGCCATCGAGATTACTGGTGTAGCGCCGCCCGAGCTAACAACCGGGGCGGTGCCGGTTACGCTGGTGACGGTGCCGCCCGAGCCGGTTGCGGATAGCGTTCCAGCGGAAAAGGCAACGCCGGTTCCTATCGTGACGTTGTTAAACCCGCCAGCCCCGTTGCCGTACAGGATCGAGGTGCCGCTGGTTGCGGGGGCGTAGTCTGTGCCGCTGGTGGCTGCGCTGATTGCGGTGCCGTTGCCCTTGAGCAGGCCGGTGACGGTTGTGGATAGCGTGATTGCCGGGGTAGTCGTTGCTGTCGCTACGGTTCCCGCCAGCCCGTTGGCCGACACTACAGACACGCTGGTGACAGTGCCGGTGGTTGGCGTGGCCCAAGTAGGCGTTCCGGCACCAGCACTGGTCAACACTTGGCCGGAAGATCCCGTTGCGCTGACTGCCAGCGCAGGGCCGGTGCCGTAGACTATGCCGCCTGCCGTTGGGCTGCCGTCAAGGTTGTAGTTGGCAATGGTGCCTGTCTGCACAACCGGCTGGAGATACGCCCCTTGAATGGCCGCTTCGGCGTTCTCAAACCGCGACATCATCGACATGAGTTGCGCGGTGTCAAGGGTGGCTAAGAAGTCACCCGATTGATCCTCGTACTGCGGGGCGATGTTTTGGTTGATCTGGATCAGCAGCTCGGCTAGGTCGGGCTGGACAGGTGGCCCAAGCTGCAACTCCTCAAGCGTGATGGGGTTGTTCCCGCTGCCGGTCAGAACAAACAGGTTGAGGAAGAACCGATACCACTCTCGCGCCATGAGGCCGGTGCGCTCGTCTATGAACGGCACCCGAGGCGCGGGGATGTTGGTGATGTTGAGGGTTGCCATTAGCTACTCGTCGGAGTAACAAACAATTCAGCGCCCATGATGGCGATCTTGACGGGATCTGTACCCGACACCTCATACACCCGGTCGCGGAGCTTCTCGGTCATACCAAGCCGGCGCCAGATGGTGCGATAGCCATAGTTGCCAATCTTGCCCATCGAGTTCCAGTGTTCGTTGGACCAAGTGTGCCCCCCATCATCCGACCAACGCAGCATAACCTGTGGGTCATAGCCTGGCGCAGCGGTGTAGGCTTCGGTTTCCAACGCATAGCCGTTGTAATCCTCGGCTGGCTGCACTTGAGTTACCAGCGGTTCGTTACCATCACCGGCCTCCGTAACTAACTGGTCCCCGGTTTGCGTGGTCAGATAGCCCTGCACAAACTCGGCTACGATTACATCTCCCGCTTCGGTGGCAAGATCTTCACCATCATAGGCGGGATAGGCGTTAAGCCCAACGCCCGTTTCGGCATCCAGTTGCAGGCTGTGGTGCGCGGTGCGTTTCAGGTTGTTCTGCCCCGTAGCTAACGCCCTCCACGACCGCAACCACTTCTGAATCTGGTCGTCATCAGCGTAGACATCAAGGTCATAGGCGTACAGTCGTCCGTCTTGGTAGTCGCCAACCACAACCTCGCTGTTGAACGACATCTGGCAATTGCTGCGGTGCCTTGTAAACTGACCGTCCTCAAACGCCGCACGTTCGTGCCACAGTTGCGTTGATACGTCGTACACCCAAGTAGCTTGGGCTGAAGGGAAGATCAACACATAGAACGGGTGGCCGTCCTGCTGGTAGGTGTAGCCAATGGCATCGGAAATGTTGCCGTAGCTTTGAATAGCGTATTCAACCGCGTTGGTTGATACTCGCGCGGGCGTGTAGCCGTTAGCCCGGTAAACAACCCCGCGACCTCGGGCGTCAGAACCAACCCAAAACACGCTGTTGTCTAGCTTGGCTACCGAATACGCTGCCCCGCAACCCACTTCCATGAACGCGCCTTGAATCCGCGCCAAAGGGAAGTCGGGCGTTCCGGCGTCATACCAAACCTCAACGCTGGTGTTGCCAAACAAGAAGATCTCGCGGTGGTCCACGATCAACGCAATTACATCGTCGGGATAGCCTTCGGCACTGGCAAAGTCCAAGGGGTCAATTGAAGTGCCATCCAGCAGGCTGGTAACCCAAAATTTTTGCGAGTCCGGCTCGTTAAACACAAAGTAGCCGTCAATGTAGCCAACCGAGCCGGCGCCGGGGAAATCCACATCCGTAATCTGGGCAAACACTGCCGTGGAGGTGTTGTAGATAAAGCCGTCGGGGTTACAGGCAATAAAAATTTGGGTGCCGTTGTCGGCTAGGCTGACCGGGCCGGTGCCGGTTACAGTGCCAAGCAGGGTGGCTGTGTAGCTTGTACTTAGGCTGTAGAACTCACTGCCGGACACCACATACCCTACGCCATTGGTCACCCACAGGCCGCGAATAGGGCCGCTGCCGACGGTTGCCAGCAACCGCAAGCCAGGACACCGCAACAGAAAGCCCGCCTCTTTCCCGCCGCTGCCTTCTGGCACCGCTTCGGCAAACAGGTTGACCATGCGGTTATCTGCCGCATTGATGGACCGAGCGACATAACTGCCGCCAAGAATGGGTGTTTTCACTTACGCCGTGACCGCTTTGATAACCGCAAAGTTGAAAACCGGGGTCTCTGTAGTGGTGCCGCCCGTTGTGCGGAACGTAAGATTAAAGCTACCCGCAGCCACTGCTGTGACCATCAGATCGTACAGGTCTGTTCCTGACTTTTGATTTAGGATAATTACATCCGTTGCCGCCACGGTGCTGTTGGTCACGGTGAAGGTTGCCGCCGTTGTTGTTCCTGCGGCGCTAAACATGGTTATTGCGCCAGCGGTTTTGTTCAACGTCACGCCCGTGGTGCGGCTAGTTATTTGGGTTACCGCCCCACCCGCGCCCGTTGCGTAGCCTACACCGGCAGTGCCGGTAGACACGACTGTTCCTGTTACAGTAAGGCTGGTGCCTGTTGCCGCGCCAATTGCGGGGGCCGTCATAACTGGCGTGGTCAATGCCATTGA